TTTTAAACATGTAAAGTAATGATCATTTAAAAATGTCAATTGATTCTTATTGATGTAGCTCAGAGCCTTGTTAAAAGTATAATTGCTCTTGGTTTTATTGCTTATTTGCAATAAAAATGAGTTGCCCTGCTGTTGCTCAATGATGTGTAGATAGTATTTGAGTGGTTTGCTGCTGCAGTACCATGAAATTGGTAGTTTTTTAACACAGACTGCAATGGTCTTGTGTACAAACTCAGCTATTTCACCAGCATCATCTTGTATCTTTAGGCATTCCTTGTTGTAGTAGAATATAATCTTGCCTTGTTCAATGCTCAAAGCTACATCACAGCACGTTTGAATGATGCAATGTGTTAAAACCTGCTTTGCAGTTTTATTAAATGATGTAATATCATATTCACTGCAATATTTCATGTAATTTTTAGCAATGATTGTGTTGAAGGCCTCACAAAAATCACATATGCTTACATTATAAAGCGGGAATGCATGTATCATCTGTACTGCTTTAGCTTACCAAGCCTGCAATTGATTATTCCGTTGTAGTATTCTGATGTTAATAGCACTTGTTTGAATATTTGTTCTTGAATTTCATAATAACCCATCTCCCATTTGCTGTTGCAGAACCTTGTAATTTCAAATATAAAATTATCTTTGCCTATTTTTGCAATGTCATCATTCAATTCATTGCAACTACCAGTGTATGTCATCCAATCTGTTTCTTTAATTACTGATACTCTATTCTTTTTGCCTTTGCGCAATGGTTTCTTACGCTTAGATTTGCATTGCTTCTTTCCAATGTATTTGCGATTGTTGGTTTTATTAGTTATTAAATAAATAAAACCATAATGTTCTTGAGGAATCTCAATATTACATGTCCAATGTCCTAAACTACTCATTTACTTCTTAATAGTAGTTATTCTTTCAATAATTATAAATCAACTAGTGCAACATTAGCTTTTTTTATTCTTTTTCAATTTGCCAGTTAAAAATACTGTTTCAGGAGCAGTTCTGCGGCTAAATTTTTTACCTTTACCCAATACTTTATATATTTTTGCATTATTAGTTGCATAAACATCTGCATTTGGTTCACCTAAATTGGTGTAAAGTTCTGAATTTGGTCCAAAAGTACCCATGGATGTATTATCTTCCATGAGTTGTTTATATAATTTATCAAAAATTGTTGCATTCATATGATGTTGTGTTATATTTATCCAAATGAATGAAGTGTTGGGTAATTATATTCAGCAAATTAAAGCTGATTTAGAGATAAATCAAATAAACATTGCTGATGTTGCTCGCAAATTGCCAGCAAGAAGACATCACTGGGCTGCTCGCCTCATTGAACATAAAATAAAAATAAATGAGTTGGAGAAGCAAAAGAGCAACATCATAAAAGAGGTTTCTGCAAAGATTGGGAGAGATTCTCCAGTGCTTATGAGTAGCAAGACTATTCAAAATGCAGCAGAGGGTAGCAATGACATTCAGTCAATCAATGAACAAATAGCAACAAACAAGCTAATTGTTGAGTTTTTAGAGCAAGTTCAAAAGAACTTCTTTTCAACATCTCATGATGTCCGCAACATTGTGGAAATTATGAAGCTTGAGCAGTTATGAATGTTTTGTTTGATGTTGTTAACAAAGATTGCAAGCTAATTTGCAGTGATGAGCAGGTTTTCGAGAGAATCCGCAGCGAATTCAGTACAGAAAATAAAGCTAAGAAATTTGCACGCAACAAGCAGTTTATTCCCAGCAAATTGTATGCAATTACGCCAACTGGCATATTCGAGCCTGGTTTGGTTGATGAAATTGAACACGTCATTGTTGCAAAACAGTTGGCAAGCAGCATTCACCGCAGCGCTGCCTTTGATGCCATTGCCAGGCCTGCTAACAATGCAAAATTCTACAATCAACTGTCTCTTGAATTGAGAGACTATCAGCAACAAACTGTAAATTTATGCATTGAGCAAGGCAGAGGCATGTGTTTGCTTGCAACTGGTGCAGGTAAAACGCTGATAATGGCAAGTCTTGTGTCTAGTTTTTTTAAAGATGCAACATTCAAATGTTTAATCTTGGTTCCTGATCCCGGACTTGCTGTGCAAACATACAATGATTTCAAGCAGTACAATGTACCCTTCAAGGTTTGTGCATGGACTGGTCAACACAAGATGGATGAATCTGCTCATGTGATTATAGCAAATCATGACATTGTGCTCAACAGATTTGATGAGCATGAATGGATAGAATATGTTGATGTGCTGATTGCTGATGAAGCACACACAATAAAAAAGAGCAACAAGATTAATAAAATTGTTGCAAAGATAAAAACCAGCAGCAAGTTTGGTTTTACTGGTACACTGCCAACAGATGCAGTTGATCGGTGGAATGTCATTGGCAAATTTGGTAAAATTCTAATAAAAAAGACCAGCCATGAATTGCGTGAGCAGTCTTTTCTTGCAAACGTAAATGCTAAAATTTTAAAGTTGACATATGCCCAGCAGCCACCCAGGCCCATCATTACAACTGATAGCAAGGGCAACAAGTTAACAACTGCTGTATATAGAGCTGAGCTTGATTTCATTTACAATTCATCTTTTCGCAACAAAATAATACAACAGATATGCAATGGGTTCAACAACAATGTGCTCATTTTAGTAAATCATTTGCCACACGGAGATGCATTGCATCAGCATTTGAAATTGCATTGCCCCAACAAGCACGTGGAATACATCAAGGGTGAAATTGAGATTGATGATAGAGAAATTGTAAAGCAGCAAATGGAGATTAAAAATGATATGATTGTTGTTGCAATGAGTTCAATCTTCTCCACTGGCGTTAATATTAAAAACATTCACATGATTATTTTTGCTGCAGGTGGCAAGAGTTTTATTCGCGTAGTGCAGAGCATTGGTCGTGGATTGAGAAAAAACGACAACAAGCAAAAATTAACAATCATTGATTTGTGTGACAATCTCAAGTACGGCAATGAACATGCAATGCATCGGCAAAAAATTTATGAACAGGAAAAGATTCAATTTAATGTAGTTCCTTTCATTGAAAAATAACAAGCCTATAGTATAATTACAACAATATGTCAACAGAAAAGAGAAAAACATCAACTATTCCCAAGGAGCAATTCTATGTGAATCCAGATGTACTGCGCAAGCAAATAGAGCAGTTTTATAAAGATGATATTTGCATCAATGATCTAGGAAATAGTTTGAATAAAATTGCCGAGGGATTGAGTCACTCTCCAAGTTTTCATAATTACACATATCGAGATGAAATGGTTGGTGATGCACTGGTGAAGATGTACAGCGCATTAAAATTTAAAAAGTTTAACATAGAAGGAGATACAAATCCCTTTTCATACTTTACTACCATTGCATTCCATGCATTCATAAATCGCATCAAAAAAGAAAAGAAACATCATGAAGCCCTGGAAGAGTACAAAGCTGAATGCTACGAAAAATTATTAACTGCAGGTGAAATTCATGATGAAAACTACAACATCTATACACGCCCATGCGATGATGAGGAAGAATATTTTAATGAATGATCGAGTTGCAATTTTTAGTGATTTGCACATGGGTGTGCATTGCAATGCACCGCTTTGGCACAACACATCCAAGCAATGGGCAAAATGGTTTGCCAATGAGCTCAAATCACACAACATCTCTGATGTAATTTTTTGCGGAGACTTTTTTCATGATAGAGATTTTGTCTCAGTAGAGACAATGCATGCAGCATGTGATGTGTTGCAAGAGTTATCTGAATTTAATCTGCACATGTTTCCAGGCAATCATGATTGCTTTTACAAGCAGCATGCTGGTGTCAACTCATTATCAATTTTACAGGGTTGGAAAAACATCAACATCTATCACAAACCGCAGAGCATCACTACAGTAGGTGGCTATAAATTTATGTTGTGCCCATGGGGTACTACTCTTGAGGATATTGAACAAAGTGATGCAGTGTTTGGTCATTTTGAAATTCAGACTTTCAAAATGAACACATTTAAGCTTTGTGATCATGGACTCACCATCAGAAAGCTTTTGGATAAATCACCTTTAATTTTTTCTGGTCATTTTCATTTTCATGAAGAGAGATTATTTGAAATAGGCAAAATTATATATGTGGGTAATCCATTTCAAATGGATATGAATGACTCTGGCAATGCCAAAGGTTATTATATTTTTGATGCCAACAGCAAGAGCATTGATTTTTATGAAAATAAAATATCACCACTGCTGTTCAAATACAAATTATCACAAATTAAAAATAGTGCAGCTGGTGAAGATGATCTCAACAACATATGCAACAACATAATTCAGTTTATAGTTGATGAGCAGCTGCCAGAGCAAGAGTTGGAAGATCTCAAAGCAAAAATTAAATTATGCAACCCGCTTGAAATAGATTTCATTGAAGATATTTCAATGAGCATCAACAATCAGAAATGTACAATGAATTCTGATGGCATTGACATTGAGCAAGCGCTCATTGAATTCATTGATCTCATGCAATATCCTCATAAAAATAAACTGCAGGAATATGCACTCAACATCTTTAGAAAGTATAAATGAAACAAGTCAATTTTAAGAAAATATCCATAACCAACTTCCTATCCATTGGCAAAGAGCCTGTTTCAATTGATTTTGAAACAGGCACCAACATCATAACTGGTGTTAACAAGGATATGATGGATAGACGCAACGGTGTAGGCAAATCAACAATTGCTGATGCATTGTATTTTGCAATTTTTGGTACAACCATACGTGAACTCAAAAAAGATTTAATCATCAACAATTACACCAATACAACGTGCAGTGTAACATTGGTGTTTGATGTAATTGATATTAACAACATCAATGAGTATAAAGTTGTACGCACACTTAATCCAAGCAAATGCTTTTTGTTCAAAAACAATGAAGATGTCACAAGAGATTCCATTGTCAATACCACTCAATGCATTTGTGATTTAATTGATGCTAGTCCCGGCATTTTTAAAAATTGCGTAATAATGACATTGAGCGAAACAGTGCCATTCATGGCACAGAGCAAGATTGACAAGCGCAAGTTCATTGAAAACATTTTCAATCTGCAGGTGTTCAGCAAAATGCTTGCACATGTCAGAGAAGAGCACAGTGAGTATAAAAAGAAGTATGAGATGGAATTATTCAAATACAATGAAATCTCTGCCAGCATAAAAAAACTACAAGAACAGCGCAGTGCCATCATCAAGGAAAGACTCAGCAAGGTGGCTCAATTAGCAGAAAGAAAGCTCAAGAGCAATGATGAGTTATCATCACTTCAACAGCAATTGGATGTTTTATCACCAATCAACTATGATCAAATAAATGAAACAATTCAAGAGTTGGAAGAATGCAAAAACAAATGCCAGGAAAAAATCGATGCTTTGTTGCAAAAAATTGCTGTTGAAGAAATTCAACTTAAAAATTTAAAAGATCAGCACAACAATGCTGGTACAAATAATGATGTGTGTCCCACTTGTCTTAGAGTTGTAGATGCAACTGATGTTGATCACATTGAAGCAGAAAAGCAAAAATTAACAAGTGCAGTCAATGAGTTGAGGCAATTGCTGGAGATTGATAAGAAGAATTTAACGCAGCAAAAAACCAACAAAGATTCCATCAAGAGCTTCATTAGCAAATATAATGCAAAAATAAATCAAGGCAAGGTTGATGATGCTCGTCGCAACAGCATCAACAAGGAAATTAATTTGCTGCAAGAATGGGTAAAAGATGTTGATGCAGACATTGCTCAGCTCAATACAACAAGCACGGAAGTGGATTCAATCATTGATGGTCAAACCAACAGCAGCAATGCAATTGCTGAAGTGGTAAAAGAAAAGCTTGAGCAAGTTAATCTGCTTGATACAATGAAAGTCATTGTATCAGAGGAAGGTGTAAAAGCATACATCACCAAAAAGATTTTGCAGATTCTCAACAGCAAAATTCAAATTTATCTCAAAAAAATTGGGTTCAATTGCAGTTGCATATTCAATGAATATTTTGAAGAGGAGATTCATAATGATCGTGGCAAATTGTGCTCCTATTTTAATTTTTCTGGTGCTGAACGCAAAAGCATAGATTTAGCATGCTTGTTTGCGTTCATTGATGTTCGCAGAATGCAAGGCAATGTATCCTACAACATCATGTTTTATGATGAATTGTTTGATTCTAGCTTGGATGAAAAAGGTGTTGAGTTAGCATATCAAATAATTGCTGATAGAGCCAAGCTCAACAACGAATGTGCATACATAATTACCCACCGCAAAAGCAGTAATTTCTTTGCAACCAGCAACGTTATTCAGTTGGTCAAAGAAAATGGTATAACTAAGCGGGTTGAGTAATGTGCAGCAGCTCATATATAAATGCATGTTTAATAATTCTCCTTTTCGGGCACCTTTCAAACCGCCATTTGCTGCACAGCCAGCTGTTGTAGAGCAAAAACAGCAGCAGCCCCCGCAGGCTGATGCACCACGAGTATTGCAATATGCTGCAGATATGTCTGGGTGTGGATTCTGGAGAATGATATGGCCAGAGCATATTTTGAATGCTAATCAAAAAATAATTAGTACAACTACTACTATTATGAACAACAGTGAAGCATTCTATGCTCCATTAAAAGTAGTTAGAATTCAAAGACAAGCAACAGGTCCACAGCTTGACTTTGTGAGATACATGAAGCAGCTGCAATCTAAATTTGGGTTTAGACTGATTTACGAAATTGATGATGTAGTATTTCATGAAGATATTCCAGACTATAACAAGTTTAAGTTTGCTTTTGAATCAGAAGAAATTCGCAACAATATTTTACAAATCATGTCTCTTTGTGATGAGATCACTGTCACAAATGAGTACATGAGAGATTATTTCAGACGCAAGACCGGCAAAAAAGAAATTACTACAATTCCAAATTTTGTGCCCAAATGGTGGATGGGTCAATATTTTAATCCACAGAAAAATTATGATCGCTTGATCAAGCATAAGAAGAAGCCACGCATTCTGTATGCTGGTTCTGGTGCACATTTTGATGTTGATAACAAGGTGAGCGGCAAAGATGATTTTGAAGACATCGTGAAGCACATCATTGATTCTCGTCACAAATACACCTGGATATTCATGGGTGCAGCACCCCTATCGTTGGTGCCGTATATTAAGAGCGGTGAGATAGAATTCCACCCTTGGCAAAATTTATACGATTATCCACAAAAAATTGATGATCTGGAAGTTCAGATGCTGGTGGCTCCCTTGCAGGATAATGAATTTAATCGTTGCAAAAGTGACATTAAATTCATTGAAGCATGTTGCTACGGTTTGCCCATTGCATGTCAAGACATTGTTACGTATAAGGATGCTACAATTAAGTTCAAAACAGGAGAAGAGATGATGCAATTGATTGAAGAAACACTCAAGCGCACCAACAC